TCGCCACGGGCGGCACTCCAATTGCGGCCATTGCCTCAGTGACGCGCATTTCGGCGGCCTGCGCAGCCTGATTCAACTCGGCGTTGCGGGCCTCAAGAGCTGTCACAGCGTCCAGCAGCTCCACGCGTTGCGCTTCAATATTTTCGGCGCGGCCGGTCTGCTCGTTTAGCAGCGCGGTGGCTGCGGCCAAATCCGCGGCAAGGCGGACATTTTCTTCCTGCGCAGACCGGAGCGCCGTCAGCGCCTCGGTGATCGTCTTCGGGCCTTCAATCATGATGCCCTTTTTGGGCTGTCAACTAAGCTGCGTTTCAAGAAATGCCATTGCCTCATCCTCCAACGCGATTTTGTCGATAAGGTTGTTGGCCAGCGCGCGCGGCGCGAGGAACGCCTGCCCACGCATTGCGTCCGCGCTCACCAGCCGACGGCGGAGGACGTTGCCGCGGAACTGCTCGAAAGCGTCCTGCACGTACTGCTCAAGAGAAGCGCGCTGGTCCGGCGTCAGAGACGGCCCGTGCATGGCGGCTTTAAGGTCGCCCTCGGCGTTGGTGATCGGTTGCCAGTCCATGCCCTCCGCGGCCCACATCGCCGATTGATCAATCCACGGGATAATCGTGCCGATGCTGCCCCAGGTGGACGACGGCGTCCCAAAAGCCCAGTCGGCGCTAACTGCGATGTTGTACGCCGCGCTGCACGCGAGATCGTCGGAAAACGCAAGGACCGGGATCGGGCACGCTTGCACTGCCTCGGCAATTTCCGCATTACCAACCACGGTTCCACCCGGTGACGAAATCTCTAAAAAAATCCCGCGGGCTCCCTCTTTGACCGCGCTTTCAATCTCGTCAGCGATGTCTTCGTAGTCGCTGTTCCCGCAGCTTTTTTCGATCATCGACAGCCCTTTGCCGAGCACGCCGCAGACGTGGATTTTCGCAATTCCCGACGGCAGGATTTCCATTTCCTCCCGCGGGTTGGCAAACATCTCCGCGCCGGGCATGCCGTCAGCACGCACCATCGCATTTTTTACAACGCGCGCTACCGCCGCGTGCCCTTCAGCGGTAATGAACCACGGGCGAAAAAAGACCTGCTCGAAAACGCGTTGGAACCTCATAATGCTGGATCGATTTGAACTGGGGCGGGCTGCACGCCGGGAATCACGCGAAACGCCGACTCCGGCAGGCCGCTGCGCTCCATCCGGGTGCGGATTTCAATTTCCTCGCGCTCGCGCTCGTCGAGGTGATCCGTGAGCGTCCGGCCGCCCTCGGCCAAAATCTCGGTAAGCGTGCGCATGCCCAGTTTGTACGCCTCCCGGGCATCGGCGTTGGCATAGCCTGCGTCGACGGTAACTGTTGGCGGCGTGGTAAAGCCCCATTTGAGGCTGCCCCCAAGGTCTGCTCCGCGGTACGGCGGCAGGATGCCCAGCTTGATTGCTTTGCTGACCGCGTAGCCGACACGCCGGCGCGCGGCGGGGCGCAAAAGGTCCTGCCGGTCCTGCACGGTGCGGTTTACTTTTGCGACCATCGCCCGCACGGACGCGCCGCCAAGCTTGGACGCGTCCCAGAAAAATTCATAAGGCAGCCCCGCGCCGTGCAGTGCGTTGCGTAGCAGGCGCTCCATCAAACTGTTTGTCGCTTCGCTCGGGACTTCGCTTTTGAGTTGCTCTAATTTTGCGCCGCTGTTTGCCCGAAAATAACGCACGGTCCCCCCGAAAATTTCCTCCCCAACCAGCCCCTGCTGCGTCGGGCCCGGCCGCTGCAATTGCATCACCGGGTCGCTCATGTCCGCAACGCCGAGTTCGTTGTGTTCGATGAGCCCGATCGCCGCAGCTAGTTTAGCGGCCTGCCGCACGTAGTCCTGCATTGTCATCAGGTCGCGCAGGTCAAGGATCGCCGAGGTAAACGCCGGCAGCCCGCGCGTTTGGTCCGGCGCCACCGGCTCCCGTAGGAAATCCACGTTTTGCGCACTCACATCCCGGTCTTCATCCGGCGTGCGGCCGAGAATCCGGAACCCGATGGGGCGCCCGTACTCGTTTATGATAACTCCGTTGTGCTGCCGGTAGCCGCGGTACGGGCCGGCTTCCACCGTTGGCTTGTTGTCGCGGCTGCCCACGGCGTGCCAGGGAATCTGCTGGAACTGCGGGTACCCGTCGCGCGCTTCGGTGTAGAGGCAAAAGACGTCCCCGTCGCGGTCTACGCTCAAGCTGTCGAGATAAAGCGCCGTTTGAAAATCCATTCCGTTGACGTGGCTGACGCCGTAAAACTGCGACACAAGCCAGTCGGTGGCGGCGCGCCCCCATTCTTTATCCTCGCCTTCAAACCGGGGGAGCCAAGAACGCCCCACCACGTAAGTCGACTTTTCTTGAAGCGCCCCTTGCGCAGGCCCAAAATTCCAAAAAAGTTTTTGCGACGCGTTGACGATTGTCCGCCACTCGCTCACGTCGATATTTTTGTCCAGCGGCTGCGCGTAGTTGCCCAGCAACGGCCTCTGCGCCCAGTAACCGCCGTTAGCCAGCCGCAATTGGTTAGGCCCGCCGGTGGCAAACCCGAGGCTAGCTTTGATGCGCTGCAAAAAATTGCGAACCATATCAATTAAACATTGCCTGCGTGCGGGTCACCGGCCGACAGATGCCGCGCGCCTTGTGATCAAGCGCGAGTTGCGCCATCGCTAAAATTTGCAGCTTGGAAAGCATCCCCGGCGCGGAAAACGAAAAGCTGGACCCGTTGACGGTGCTTGAAATTAGCGTGCCCTCGCCCGCAGAAACCGCGTCAAAAGTTGAGTCGCGCAGGTTGCGCAAAAACGCGACATCCTGCTGCAAAAAAACGTTCAAAATCACGGAAGTTGCGGCGTCCACGTAAACCGCGGCATGTCAATCATTCGTCGCGGTTGTCTATCTGTCCTAAAATTCGAAAATACGCCGCAGCGACAAGCTGCATTGCCTCGCAGTCCCAAAGGTGGTTGTGCCGTTTCACAAGCACGTACCGCTGTTTTACCTGTTTCGTCACTCGGTCCACGGTGTCCCGCTTGATTTCCGAATTCATTTGCGCCGTCCAGTCGGTGGACACGTCCCGCGGGTGCTCCCACAAGGGCGCCCCCTGCGCGCGCAGCCGGACAAGCTGGTCTTTAATCGGTTCATTCGCCCAGTTGATCAGTTTGCACACGTGCCCGCGTGGCGACCGCACTGGCCGCGGTTCGGAAAACGCCCGTTGATGCCGCCGACGCCCGGTGCCGATCCAAAAAAAATCGTCCCCGCGGCCCATCATCGCGTTCCACCCGTGCTGTCCGCATTCGTCGTAAACGTTCCCCGTGCTGTACCCGGCGTCCTGAAAAACGCAAAAGGCCTCCACCTTTAGGCGCTCTTGCGTGTCGCGAATGCTCTCAATGGTCAACACTTTACCTTCCCAAATTAACCGGCTCGATCCGTCAGCGCGCCACGCGCGGCAGAGTACCCACCAATGGTCCTGCTGCCGGTCGATGGTTAAAAACCGGCGTACCTCCCCCTCGATCCGCTGCCCGTCGATTAAGTCGGCTTTTAGGTAATCCGCCCCGCGCAGCTCCACCGGCGGCGCGTCGTTTTCTTGTTTCCAAACCTCTGCTAGGCGCTTCTGCACAAACTGGCGCAGCGCGGACAAATCACCGGCTTTTTTTAAAATCTGCGCCTTAATCCACTCAACAACAAGCGTGCCCCACGGGATCCAATAGACCCCAAGCGCCGAATAGTGGAACGACACGCGCCCCGATAGGCCGTTGCTCGGCATCCGCTCGTAACGCCCCGCGGTGGCCATCGCGCGCCGCTCCTGCGCGGTGTCGCGCGTGACGTGCCCGCACTCCGGGCATTCATGCCGCGCCGAGTTTTCCAGCCGTTCCCAGTCGGGTGTGCCGTCCTCAAGTGTGGCATCCTCCCACTTGATGCTTGACCACACCAGCCGGTGCCACACGCCGCAACCCGCGCACACGGTTCCCCAGCACCGCAGTTCTCCGGCCTCAAAAAACGCTTCGGCCTCATGCGTATCGTCCCACCCCTGCGACACGCCGATCACCACCGAGTTCCAGCGGTCGTGCGTGCGCCGCTGCGCCTCCCCGATCATTCCGGGGCGCCAGCGCCAAAGCTCATCCATCCACACGTAGCGCATGGACTTTTCCTGCAGGCTGCTCAAATTAGCGCCCGCAATAAAAAGCGGCATGTGGGGAAATAGGATGCTCGTCTTGCGCTTTTGGTGCCGATCCCGCGGGAAAAGCGCCGCGGTTTTTTTGCACCCTTGAAGCACCGGCAAAAGCCGCGTTTCGGCGAAATCTTTTGCCATGTCGTCACTCTGGCCGACCAACAGCATCCCGCCCGGGGCTTCCGCCACCACGTAGGCCACCAGCAACTCAAGAAGAGTGGTCTTCCCGCCGCCCACCGGCGCGCGGACGGCAATCTGGCGATGAGCGCCCGCAGTAAACACCTGGATCACCTCGTTAAGCCACGGAGCTGTCGCCCGGTCAAATAGTGTTGCACGCCCGCTGTGCGGCAGCGTTACATTTGCCTCAAGCCAGTCGAGGGGGTCCCCCCGAAAACGCGCTTGGAACCCGGCAAGAAACCCGTCAAGGACTGGGGCGCGGGGCTTCCTCGAGTTCGTCGGGTTGTCTAACATCGAGGAGAGATTCCAGTTGACCACGGATTTTTTCGATAAGGGAATCC